ATCATTATCATTATCTTTAAATTTTACATTAAACCAATAAGGACCAGAATTTTCAAATGTGCCACCAAAAGTTAATTTTCCACTACTATCAACATAACCATATGAAGATACTGAAATTTCATCATGTTTACCTAGATAACAATTATGTAAATACATGTTTATAATAGCAAATTCAATAAAAGTAATTTCAAAGGTATAAGCTTGTGCATTATAATCATCAATTGATTCATCGCTTTCTTCTTCAGAAGAATCAAAAATAATAGGTGGTTCTTCGTCATTTTCTATTAACATATCAATATTGGTACTATAACTATGTAAATCTTGTTTTAATTCTTCAATAAATGAAGATTTTGATTTTGATTTTGATTTTAATTTTTTCATGTTTTGTTTTTTATATGGTTCTGGTTAATGTTGGTAAAACCACGTGACTAAACTTTTCAATCACTTGTAAATAACTAACAGGTTTGTAATCCCATCCATTAACACCAACATCAATTATTTTTTTTGTTTTATGAAATTCTAATTCGCTTAAACTCATATGTGAGTGGCCATGTACCATAATACTACCATGATGTGATTTGTTCCAAGAATAAATCGGATAATGCATACAACAAAACAACGTTTCTATTGTATTGTTATTATCAATATGTTTTATTTTTACTTCCAAATAATCTTGAATTGATTGGAACCGCGTCATTTTCTTTATTTCATCAAACTTATCATGGTTACCCATTACATAGTGAATGGTACCATTAAGTCTACTTAATATAGTATCAACGTTTGCTTTATCTTCACGTCTGGCAAAACTCAAATCTCCAAGATATATAACAATATCATTAGAATTTACAACTTCATTCCACCTTTTTTCAATAGCTATATGCATTTCATTCACATCAGCAAAAGGCCTATTATCAAATATCAATACATTATGATGAAATAAATGAAAATCGGATGTAAAAAATACATTTCGTTTATCATTTGATTGTGTTAAGTTTATATCTAATCTCATGTATTATTTTCCCTCGTTTTGTTCCAGTTTTAATTTTAATTTTGAAAGAACATCGCTGGCATCACCCAAGGTATAATTTGATTTCGGAGCAGATGTGTTTTTTATTTTTTCAATTTTCTTTTGAACAGTTGTATCTTTAACCTTTTCTTTTTTTTCTATAAGTGATGTTCTTCTGATAGAACCTAATAGCCAATTAATATGTTTATCGCCTTTAAGTGTTTTGGTAATTACCCAATTATAAAACTCTTGAAAAGCTGGATAAGACATATAAGTCGTGGTGTCCTTACCAGTCACACCCATTTTCTTTTCACCAATCAATTTGGCCATTGGTGATTCTACTTTATCTTCAGAGAAGATTGATTTTAAATGGTTCATAAAATCAACTTTAAATTCTTCTGTTTGGATACCCTTTAGGATATCAGCAGCTGAAAATAACTGGTCTCTTGTTATTACACATTTGAAATCTTTTTCTGGTGTTTCCCATACCTTTTCCACATTTGTGATAGGTAAATATGACCTAACAAGATGATTTAAAAAATTTTTTGATTTAGGATTGGCAAGCATCTTGTCTAAACTTGCATGGATTTGTTCTTGGGTCATGTATTAAATACTATTTTGTTAAAAGGTAAAAAGTTATAAACAACTGTAAGTAATGCAGCACTTGGTCGAACCCAACGCTCACAAAGAAATTGTGAACATCTCCTTTGGCCCATAATCTGCTATTCAATCTGCTTGTAAAATAATCAGTAATCCAATGAGAAACAAACTTTATAGGTGCAAACAATGCTAGTACCAAATAGTTACCTGTTATTATACTATAAACGTTGGCTGTCAAAAACCATACTGTACTATATGATAACACATGCATTGTTAGTGCTTTGTTATCTTTGCTTTTATTGGTCGCTTGCCAATGAGTTTGCAAAACAAAATCTGCAACCCAGTGAATGAAGATGATTGAAAATATTACCATTAAACTCATGCTAATTCTTCATTTATAATCTTTGAAACCATCTTATTGTCAAAAGCTTTACCTTTTTGTTCTTTGTTGAATGTACCCATAAGGAAACCAGTGTTTTTATTGATACCTTCCCTAGAAACTATTTCTTTCACTATTGAAAGAACTTCATCTTCGCTCATAAGCGTTGGCAAATAAGGTTGCAAGAATGACAATTCAGTTTCCTCTTTTATTGGGTCTTGCCCTATTTTATTTTTACCTTCGATGGTTTCGGTTATACCTTTTTCAAAAGCTTTGATTACCTTCAACACATTTTCATCTCTTGATTCAATTTGCTTCCCTTCTTGTGTTTGTATTGCTCCCTTTAAAACACCTAGGAAGTTTTTCTTTTCCAAGTTCTTGGATTTGTATGCTTCCATAAAGTCTGCGTTTATCTTTTCTTTCAAATTCATACTTAAACTTTTTTTATTACTTGATAATGATGACAAAATTTGTTTCCATCAATAGCAGAATACAACCATTTTATTTCACCACGTTGAACTCTTTCACCAATAGCTCTATATTCTTCTTGTTTGGCACCTTCAAAAATTTTAACTATCTTAAAAGGAAGTTTTATTTCCTTATTTTCTTCTGATTGGTCTTCTTTTTTTAGAACCAATTCATTTTTTACAGTTAATTCTAATTCTGGTATTTCTCTTTTTTTGGGTACAATAGAAGTAACTGGTTTTTTTTCTATTTTTTTACGTTCTTTAGCCATTTATGATGCAAAGGTACAAAATTAATTTTTAAATTGCAAGTTAATAATTAATTTTTTTTTCGTTAAAAAACTCATTATTTTAATTTAATCGGCATAACAATTTAACAACTTTTGTTTATCTTTAAGTAAATTAATAAACTCAATATACTTTTCTTCGTCATTAAAAGTTTTAAAAAACAAATCTAAAAAAGATTCAGCACTTACGATATGATTACAATCTTCGCAAGACTCAATAATCGCTATTGCTTTTTCTTCAGCAACAATTTGCTCTGGGTTTTTTTCTTTATCATTCATTTAAATAATAGTTTAAAACACTTATCACAAAATGATGGCGGAACTTTACCTATTGGTGTTGAAATATTTTCAACACCAGAACTATACCATCTTTCAATCACAACCCAATTACCATTTTCATCCAAATTTTTGTCAATACAATAAACATAACACATTATACAATAACATCTGTTACATAAGGCAATTGGTTTACCACCATTTAATTTTATTATTGGTTTTGGTTGTTCCATAACAAAAGTACTAATTTATTTTTAAAAATCCAAATTTTTATCAATAAATATCATAGAACTTTCTATTATTCTTTTAACATGTCGTTTAATCTGCTAATAAGTGCTTTGACTAAGTCTTCTTTTTTCGCATATTTATTATTGTCAGCCAAGTTTATTAAAGTACATATACCTTCACAAAGACAAGTAATGTCGTTTAGTATAAAAGTTTTGGCACCATCAAAATCTGTAGGTTGTTCTGATTCAGATGGTTTACTAAATTTAATTGGATATTCATTGTCTGTGTCTACTTCAATATAGATTTTGTTTTTCATATTTTAAGTCTTTATGACAAAGATACTATTTTTTTTTGTCGGAATCAACTATTTATTTTAAAAATTAAAAAATGGCAAAAAAAGAAACAAAAGGGTGATTTAACTGTTAATAAAATTTTAGACAAAATTATACATTTTTAGAAAATAGTTTCTATGTTTGTTGTACTTTTTAATTTTTAAGCATATTTATATGAAACGAGATATTAAAACAATCATGAAAGAATTAAGAAATAAAAATTTAACTGTTGTTAGAGTAACTAAAACAGAATTTGAATTGGATAACGGTGATATATATCCACATACATTTGAATTGGATGGAGATATTAGCACTAAAGAATTTCAAGTATTATTGGATGATTCAAAATCTACAATGATTAACCATTTAAATAAAATCATTAAAGATAATGAGTAGATTAATAACAATACGAGAAGCTTCTGAAACGTTATCAGTTTCTACTAAAACACTTAGAAGGTGGGATGACACAGGTGTGTTAGTCGCTATTAAAACAAATGGTGGTCATAGACGTTATCTCCAAGATGATATTGATAAGTTTATGAAAATTTATGTACCTAAACAAGAAAATGGTAATAAGAATGTTGTGGCAACATATAGCCGTGTTAGTTCACACGAACAAAAACAAAAAGGTGATTTGAATAGACAATCAGTTCGTTTAAGTGAATATTGCGCTAAAAAGAAGATGTTTGTTGAGTATATAATAAAAGACGTTGGAAGTGGCTTAAATGATACAAGAGTTGGTTTAAATAAACTAATCAATTTAGTTATTGGTAAAAAAATAAACAAAACCATTATTGAACATAAAGATAGGTTAACAAGGTTTCAATACAATTTAATTGAAAAATTTTTTAATAGTTATGGTGTTGAGATAATTCACGTTGAAAAGAACGATATAAGTGAACAAGAAGATTTGGTTACCGATATGGTCTCATTGATGGCTTCATTCAGTGGTAAGCTATACGGTAAAAGGAGTGCTAAAAGACGAAAAGAGGCTAAAGAAGAAAAGATAAATTAATTAAATATGTTAAAAGGAATTAAGATAAAATTGTATTTAAATAATGACCAACAGCTTACATTAAACAAGTTGTTGGGTTCATATCGTTTTATATATAATAAATGCCTTAATCTTAAAATAACAAATTATGAAACAGATAAAAAGAATACACCTTTATCTGACTTAGGACACTTCTTTCACCAAGACCTACGTAATGAATATGAATGGTTAAAAGAACATAACACAAAGGTTCTTAAACAATCTATAATTAATTTGGAACAAGCATATAAAAACTTTTTCCGTGGTATGAAAGATAAACGTAAAGTGGGTTTTCCAAAGTATAAATCAAAACATGATGTACAAAAAGTAAGATTTCCACAGGAAGCAATTGCATCTAAAACATTTGATGAAGTTAATTCTAAGTTAAATCTAACTACTATTATACGTGGATTGAAATTTGAATGTTCAGATAGAGATAAACAATATCTATATAAGAATAAAAGTGGGATTAAATCAATAACCATTATTAATAATAAGTGTGGTCAATATTATGCTTCTATCTTGATTGACGGTGATTTATTAAGAACAGTTAATGAACCGATAAGAGAAAGTATTGGTGTTGATTTGGGAATTAAAACGTTATTAACTTTATCAAACGGAGAAACTATTGATAATCCAAGATGGATTAATTCTAACGAGAAAAAGTTAAAGAAATTACATAAACAACTTTCGAAGAAACAAAAAGGTAGCAACAACAGATTGAAGGCCAAGTTAAAGTTAGCCAAAGCTCATAATAAAATTAAAAACAAAAAACAAGATTTCCTCCATAACATTACAACAAAGATAGTTAGCGAAAACCAAATTATCTATCTTGAAGATTTAAATGTTATAGGAATGATGAAAAACCATAAGTTAGCAAAAGCAATACAAGAATTAGGTTTAGGTGAAATGGTTAGACAAATAACCTATAAAGCAGAATGGTATGGTAGAGAAGTTGTATTTATTGAAAGGTGGTTTCCATCATCGAAGAAATGTAGTTGTTGTGGTAACATAAAAAAAGATTTAAAACTAAGTGATAGAGAATACATATGTGAAAACTGTGCCTTGGTTATAGATAGAGATGAAAATGCCTCGATAAATATAAAAGAAGAAGGTATTAGAATTTATAATGAAACGATAGGGCAACGTTTGCCCGAATCAGTTCCAGCGATGGAATGAAAGCTTGAGGACAACCCAACTATGGATGACAAGGATGCGAATCCCCTAAAAAGTAGTGGTTGGATGATACAAGAAATTAAAGAATTAGATAAATGTACAATTTTATCTAATATTTAATGTACGGTCTTCAAGTAGTAAAATTACATTTGGCAAAAAAGGTGGTAAAGGATTGGCCAAAAAACATTATGGACCTAAAGAACAAAAACCTAAACCTTACAGAGGTCAAGGTAGATAATTAAGGTCTGTACTTTAACGGTAATATTTTAATAAGATTATCGTCAAAATTATATTTGTTATATTTTATAACATAATTTAATAATTTTTTTAAGAATTTTAAATTGGCTATTTTAGTTTGCTTATTAGGTTTAGCCAATGCTTCATCAATATATTCCAAGGCTTTTTTTGCATCTTCTACTGATATTATTGAATCCTGTGGTAGGCCTAAACTTCTATTTAATTGTTTTCTATATTTCCAATAAGCCATAAATGTCTCATTTCTATTTTTATTTTGAGTCATTTCACCAGCTACTTGAGTACCGTGGACTGCTAAACCAAAACTTTTATCACGGCCACCTTTTTCTTTTGCTAAGTTATCATCCAAATCCAATATCAATCCAGCTTTTAAAATTTCTTCTGGAGTGTTAAAAACTTTTGATGATTTTATATCCAAAGAATCAATATCGGCATCATGTTTACCACCTTGACTAAGTGTTATTGAAAGATTTGGAATATCTTTAAGCTCTTTTTCAACTGAACGAACATAAGGTAAAGATTTTGTATAAGCATAAAACTTAACATCTGGCATTTTTTGAGCAGTCAACATCCAAGCTTTTAAATATTCACCATTGTAAAAGTCACCAGATTCGTGAATTCTAACTTCATTTTTATATCCTTCAGTATCAAAAAAATAATTTAACGACTTAATAATCAATTCAGCTTGTGCTTCAGCACCACCATCTTTACCAGCAGATTTTAATAAGTCATAATTGTGCCATCTGTTGGCCCTTAATTCATCATATTGCATTTCTTGATTGGCCGCAAAACAATCAAACTCAGAATCTTTACCTTTATTAACCACAACATCACCTTTATATGGAATATTTTGACCTGTTCTTTTACTTTTTTTAAAAGTACCAACTTTTTTTGGGTCAATATCTCTTTCACGATTAACTTTCTTTAAACATGCTTTTGCAAAAGGACATGACCAACCAGCTGGTAAAGAAAAGGTAACTACACTACCACCTAATTTGGTGTTTTCAGTGCTGAAAGTTAAAACACATATATCCAACAATGCTTTTTTAATTTCAGCTGTTTCAAATAAATTTTCATAAAATTTATAAACATTATTTGATTTCAACAAATCAGCTGATTTTTTTAAAAAGGTTTCATCCATTGCAAAAATGGTTGATTTGAAAGAGTCTTTTACTACTTCGGTTATAATAGATTTTTCATGATATTCCACCAAAGCTTTTGTTACTAGATTTTTAAGCATATTCTACGTTTTTACAAATAAATATCTTAAATCATTCAATTAAACCATAAACTCGCCAAAACACACAAATGATTGAATGTCTCGGTAGTCCTTAGATTTAAAGACGGTACTAAGGCCAACTGCGTATTTATCCAAGAAAATACTAACCCCTTCACCAAACACTTCATGTTTCTCATCAATCATGACATTTCTAGTGCCAAATTTATAGAAACCACGTTTCTTGCTAAATTCAAATCTAAGATTAGAACCATCCAGCTTGTCAAATGCTATGACTGGAAGACCCCAATTATCACCTTAATAATTCAAATGTGGATATGATTTCATAATGTTGCATTTCTTTTTTGAAATTCAATAAGTCGTCTAGCATACTCATAAGCTAGTAATTCAGCATCATGGAGTGATAACACCATGCCACTTTCATCTTTTGGGCATTCATCAGCATAGAAGCACTCAATCGCTTTCTTGCTATCATTCAAATCATCAAACACATCATGTGCTGAAAATTTTGTATCGCTTTCCCATACAGTGTTTTTTTGACATTCTTCTTCGTTTTTCATTTTATTTTTTTATCTTTAAATCTACCAGTAGCGACATCATAAATAACTTGAACTATCCAAGCACCAACACCAGCTGGTCCACCAATCAAACAACAAATAAATAATGGTATGTGCAAATTCCTAATAGCTGAGCCTAAACCAACTCTTTCTAAGAAAGACATATACCCAAAATAGGTAAATATACCAGCTATAAACCACACTAAAATTATCGTTCCCATACAGTGTTTTTTTGACGTTCTTCTTCGTTTTTCATTTTATTTAATGTTTGACATATATCTAAAACCTTGAAAACCCTTCATTGGTATTGGTTCAATTGCATGAAATGGGCCAGCACGTAGCCAATTTTGTCACACCCCGTTATTATCCAATATGTCAAAGTACGTTTTTATCTTTTTTTATTTGGTGATAGTCCAAAAACAAAAAACCCTAGTCGGTTTAGGACTAGGGTTTGTCTTTTATCAGATAAACTAAGCTTGTTAACTTAGATTACTATACGACATAGCCAGTCCTGTAGGCTTTTGTTTGCCTTGCGGATACTGTTTCCCTGTATATGTCGTTGTTGTTCTCATTTTATTTTTTATTTTTGGGTTTCCCCGATTTTAATATAAATATGTTGTTGTTTATAAAAGTTATGCAAAGGTACTAAACTTTTTTTAAATTGTCAAGTGTTTTGCAAAATATTTTTTTCGGCGAGTAAGGGAACGAGCGTCACTACATTTTTATCTTAGTTATTTTTGCCTAACTAAGCCCAATCACCAATTATAATGTAAAGGTACAAAAAATTTTTGAACTTTGCAATTTTTTAGTCAACTTTTTTTTCAGATTTTTTTGGTCGACCTCTTTTCTTAGGTGGATTCATAAGGTCACGAATCTGTATAGCTTTCTCATAGTCCTCACTGGCGATGGCTTCATCCAATTGTTGTTGAAGCGATTTTTCAGCAACTTTTTTAGTTGAATTAAAATGAGGGTTTTCATTTGAAAAAGGTTTATCTGTTACAATGACTTTAATTAAGTCACCAGTTGATGTATGCCATATTCTTTTTTCAAAGAAAAGTCCAGAATCTTTAAATGTTATAATTTCATCTGGTTCACCCAACTGTTGGTCCATCATGTTTTCAACATTTTCATCTATTATACCGCTTTGTTCATTAATTTTACCCAACATTTTAATCATTCTTCTAGCTTCTTCTTTCATTTTAGAAAATTGGTCAGTTTGCTTATTGTTTTTCTTTCCAAAAAACTCATTAAATAAATCGTCAAAACTTTTATCCATTTTTGTAATTTTTAATTTTATGTGTTTATGTGTTTTTTTTGCATGATATGAAAAAGCTTTAATTGGATTTATGTTGTACAAAAACATAAATGCAACAAAAAAAGAACCAGCCATCATGTACATTATACTCATCGTCATCCAATAGTCATGTGTTAAACAATTAACCCCATAAACTACCCAATCATATCCTAATGGATTAAGAAACATTGCAATTCCTAAAGTTAAATTTCCCATGGTTTTTTTGCCTTTCCTAAATAAAATATAAGACAAGCCAAAGAATGGGACCGCCAAAGCATATAACACGTACATTGTATGCCAATAATCGTTTGTTAATTGTGTCAGTTTGTAAACCAAAATGTCGAACCCAAAAGGGTTTAGGAAGCTGGCAATCGTTAAGCAAACTGTCCCCAACGTCTTCCTGTTTAATACATTCACCACTATCCATTTAGTTTATATTTTGTTTCAACCAATCAATATATTATATTGATTGGTTCTTATTAGGCAACCCCAATATAATAAATATTACTTAGAATGCAAATATACTATTTTTTTTCTTAATCGTCAAGTTCATCATCAAAATTATTTTCATAAATCCATAAATGATTATATAAATTAAGTATGGTTAACTCTATTTGAAAAGATGGGCTATGTTCACTTTTATATTTATCCCAATTTATGTTAAATTCAAAAAATGTTATACCATCTTTAAAACTTCTTAAAGGTGCAAATAATTGTATTTCCCAACTGGTTCTTTCAAGAATTTCTCCATGAAAAAGTAACCCTATGTATTTATTAATCATGACTTTAACAATAAATCTTTAATATCGTTATAAACAGCTCTATGGTTATCAGAGTATTCAGTCCAAGCCAACCCCATGGCTTTCAAATCGTAATGCTTAACAACCGTACTGTAATTGGTTACACCTTCTGGGAAACCTATAATATAAATACTGTCAGCTAATTCAATAGCCAATTTAATGTCGTGTGTTGAAAAAATAATGGTGTTATATTCGTTGTCATCTTTGATACGTTCAAAAGCAATTTTTACTTTTTCAATATTACCAACATCTAAACCAGAAAACGGTTCATCCAAAATCATAAAACGTTTGGATGAAAGGATTTGTTCAATGATTGCTGTACGTTGACGTTGACCGCCAGACAATTCGCATGAATATTTTTTACGATGTTCAGCTAGTCCCCAATCATCCAAATACTTGGTTACGATTTCTTCTTTTTCAGATTTGGGTTGATTTAACTTACGCATAGCATAACGACAAATATCCTCAACCGTCTTGTGACGGAATAGGGTGTATTTTTGGTCAACGAATCCCATATCACCTTCAGCAATTTCCTTTGCATCATTAACATCTTGTGTACGCAAATCGGTAATTAAAACTTGACCACTGGTTGGTTTAAGCAAACCAGTCAATGCTTTGAAAAGCGTTGATTTGCCACGGCCAGAACGACCAATGAAAGCGATTACTTGGCCAGTAGATGAATGACCTTCTCTAATAACGTTTTTTTCGATGATGTTGACATCCTTTAGGATTTGTTTTCCATCATATCCTACGCAAAGATTCTCTACGTAAAGTATTGTGTCTAATTCTTGATATTGTTGCATATTATTAATAGTTTGAGTATCTGAAAATAAGTTTACGAATCTTGGTAATTACGAAGTCCAAGAATAGACCCAATACCACAATGATAATTTGAATAGCGATTACTTTTCCGTTGTCACCCAATTTGTCATTGTTTTTGATTAGGAACCCTAATCCACCAGCAGCAACAAGGATACTTTCAACGGTTACAAGCATCATCCATACAATAGCCAAATTTTGACGAACAAGTTCAAAGACATAATCAAAACGACCTTTGATTACAACTTCCCAAAGAATTTCCCAACGAGTGCAACCTAGTGTTCTTGCATGTGAAATTTCTTCCTCTGGAATATCCAAAATCATTTGAATAAGACTTGTAGTTAAGAATGTAGTCATGAATACTACCAGAACCCATACTTGAATAGAACGTGCCTCAGAGATAAGAATAGCTATGTAAAAAGCTATACCAGTAAGAGGCAAATAACGTAGCTTGGTAATAAATAAACCTATTGGTTTGAAGAAAGGAATTGTTGATGAGTAAGCAAACATTAACGAGATAATAATTGAAATAACAACAGCGTGAGCACACAAAGCAATTGAACTAAAGATGTGTACTACAAGTCCCTCGTTCCATAAGTCACTGAATCCGTGTAGAACTTGTTTGGGTGTTGGGAAAAGATGTGTGTCACCAAAACTAGCAGCAATCCACATTGTAATCAAGATGATAAACCAACCAGTGAATATTGTCACTTTGTTTGATGAGTTTATATCTTCAAATGGTTTAAAAATTTTTTTCATTTTCTTATTGTTTATACAAAGGTACTAATTAATTCTAAGATTTCCAAAATTTTTAAAATAAAAAACCTCCAGCCTAAGCCAGAGGTTTTTTTATTTAAAACGTGGATTACTTCAACAATGTAATATCTACTCTACGATTTTTAGCTTTACCAGCAGCGGTGCCGTTATCAGCGATTGGTTCAGTGTCACCACGACCATCAATCATTTGGAATCGGTCTTTAGAGATACCTTTGCTAACCAAATAATCAACAACTGAATTAGCACGACCTTTGGATAATTCTAAGTTAGAATTTGAATTACCGCTGTTGTCAGTATGACCTACAACTTTCAATTTGGTTTGTTCAGCTTGAACAAGCAAGTTATAGATTTCAGTCAAGTCTTTTTCAGAACCTTGGATAGCTGTGCTACCAGTTGCAAAGTTGATGTTCCAGTGACCATTCGCCATAACTTCAGTTTTGGTTTGAGTGTAGTCTTGTTTAACCGCAGTACCAGCATCTACATCTGTTACTGATTTTAAAAAGTATAAGTTAACAGCATCTTCATAAGGTACAACACCTTCTTTACAAGTACCATTGAAGTTACATGGATTCAAGTCAGTCAAGTAAAGAGAGATTTGGTTATATACAGCTTTGTAGCGATTGTTACCATCTGTAATACCAAAGTATTGCATAGCATCAGCGTAGTTAAATACTTTAGAACCACCTATATGATAATCCAATCCGTCTTTGGTTCCAGTTTGACCTTTGAACAAATCGTACCAATATTTAGGTGTTTCAAGATTATAAGTTTTTGCAACACACTCAGAGGCTTTAACAGCCCACTCATCATATTGTTTGATTTGATTAGAGGCAGTATACGTTTGTTTTAATAAATTAATAACTTGTTTCTCATTTTGCAAAGCCCATTCTTTAACCACAATGATTGAAGTAGCCATTTGATTAACGAAGTCTTTGGTTGAAACCACATCAGTGAATCCACTAAGAGCATCGAATGCAATCTTATCACCTGGTGTCCACGTTACAGCACCATCAATTTTACGGTTAAGTGTTTTACCAGTTAATTTACCATTCTTAACTTCTTTCAAAGGAATAGTATAACCAGTTTTTTGAGATTTGATAAGGTCTTTTACAGCTTCTATGTAGTCATCGTTAGGTGCTGGTACGAAGTTGATGGCATCAGCATCATAAGTAGTAGCATCTGGATTTACAGCAATTTTGTTAGCTGATGCATAGTTAATCGCAACTACCCAATCACCATCACCAATTACAGCAGAGATTACAGAACCTTTAAGTGATTGAGGATTGTCTTTCCAAATTTTTGGTCCGATAACTTTATCTTCACCATATGACAAACCAATAGGTGCCGCATTTTGTACATGATACTTACCTTTGCCAAATTTCTCATCAAGAGATTTTTGAGTGGTAGTAATATAGAACGGTGCACCATCACCCATAATGCTAACGGCAAATGCTGATTTATCAGAAGTCGGATTTGCTTTTCCACTATTAAGTTCTTCTACGAATTTAAGTTGCATGTTACGTAAATCATTTACACCGTCAATTCGAACGATTTCAAGATTTACATTAGCAGCTTCCATAAGAGAACCTTGTGTAGTTCTTGGTCCACCATTAGCCACAATCATACCAGAGTTAGCATTCCAAGCATACTCAGCAATACGCATAAGAGGTTGGTTTGCTACTTTTGTAGATGGTGTTGTTGATGGTAAATGTAACTTTTCACCTTTTGTCACATTATTAAGATTGTCAGAATTAATATTCAAAACATTCAATTTTTTGGACACTGCGACACGAAGTCCTGGTGCTAGATAATAAACTACAGTAAGAACTACTGATAATCCGACAACTAAAATTAATGCTTCAGCAAAAGTTGTCAATTTTTTTGTTTTAAGAATTACTCCCATTTTTGTTTTTTTTTTTGTTTTTTTAGTTTTTTTAAATTAATAATACAAAGGTAGGGAAATTTTTTGATATTACCAAATTTTTCCCCACATTTTTTAGAACATATCCCCAAAACCACCAGCTTTCATCTTATCACTTGATGTAAGTTGATAATCTGGGTTAGCATATTGTTTTGCTTGAGGTATGATGTCATCACCTACTTTAATTTTGTCAGCAATTTGATTAAGATTGGCAAACAATTCATCAGAATCCAATGTATAATTGCTCGTAAGCGTTTCTATATCCTTCAAATTTCCAGCAGTTATTGCAATGTCAGCAGAAATTGTTGATGTAACCACATCTAAAGCGTAATCCAATTCCCAACCTTTGGTAAATCCTAATGCAGATTTAGCGGCAGATGTTGCGGCATTGGCTTTTTGACCGAATGCAAAGTCTTTCTTTAACATTTCAACTGTGGCATCAAAATCAGATATTTTTATTTCCATGGCTGTCTCAACCATTGTAAGTTTTTGACCCATCTTCTTCATTATAGCAGCACGGCTACCATATTTTTGAACAAAGTCTTTGGCTTGAGTAAGTTTATTTGCAACACGTTGTGCTTCAGCCAAGGTCTTTTGAAGGTCTGATGCTTTATTTACATATTCATCCTCAGACTTGGCTTCAACACCTTTGGATTTTACCATGTTATCCATGTCAACCTTAATTTTTTCAGCTTTGCCTTGAAGGGTAAGAATTCTGGTTTGACCAGCTTCAGCTTCTTTTTCAGAATTAGCAGCTTCAATTTCCATATCTTGTTTCAACTGAGCGATATTGCTTTTAGCTATACGGAATGTGTTTTGATTTTGAATCATCTTATCACGTTGTGATTCCAATTCAGCAAAAGGGTCTTGACGTATGATGGCTTTGTGTAACCAACGTGTTGCTCTACGAATACCTGTAAGAATAACTGGTGCCGCAATAACCAAAGCAACAATCATAACACCAGTTGCGGCAACTGCCAACATTTGACCAAGTGCTTGAAATACTGGTGGTAAAATATATACCCATGTTAAATATGCAATAGCACCAAACACACCTAATTTAAGGAACCAATAAAGATTTTTTTCACCTTTACGGAAAGTATCCACTTTGGTTGAAATTTCATTTTCATTAAAATGTTTAAGAATTGGCAACTCTGCTAAATTAGCATTAAGAGTTGATGTTTTTGTTTGAGTTTGTGTAGTCATTTTGTTTATTTTAAATTATTATTTATTCCAGATTTTACTTGTTCGATAGATTGAACGATTTGATTTTTCGCTATTTCATTTGCAGCAATTTTATTTTCAACATCGCTAATCATTGGTTCGTATTTGCCACCAATAGCATTTAGTTTATTTTGACGGTCTTGAATTTGAGTCTTTAAAGCTTCAAGTTGTTGTTCCATCATACTTAACTCAGTAACCAACGCTTGGTTCTCGTTATTTTTCTGATTAATCAAATCTTGCTTTTTAGCATTCCCTTTCGAAACATAGTCATTGTAAACTTTGGTTATTTCGCCAAGATAAAAATCAGCAGTTTGAAGCAGTTTGTCTTTGGTAACTGATTTATCCATCGCACTAGCCATAGTAAATGCCATAGGATAAATTTGAGGATTGTTTACACCACCTTGTGTAATCGCTTGATAGAATTCATAGAAATCATATCCAGCTTGATTTAGCGAATCAAAACCATTCTTGTAAACTTCAATAGCCTTGGCCAAGTATTCTTGTGATACTTGTGAACTATTGAATTGTACTTGTGGTGCTGGTGCTGTATACGTTGGAAACGTATTGTTTGTAATTGTAGGAAACTTCGTTTGAGAAGTAGATTCTACTGGTTTTTCTTGTTTTGGTTTATCATTGGTGTTTTCTTCACCAGCAATAAACAGGTCTTTCCATCCCATTTTTATAAAGTTTTGTTATTAATGGTTACAAAGGTACAAATAATATTCCGTATTTCCAAATCTTTTTTGATAAAAAATATGTGCAGATAAAAATAACAGTGACTCGTGGGAATTTACCTAGGCTCTAGAAACCGTTTGCGTTATTTCGCCCCCTGTATAAAGGATGCCCGTGGTCAGCCACAGCTCTTTTTGGTTATATCCCAAATGTGGGAAAGGGAGCCACCCTAACGCTACACGAGTTTGTTCAAATGAACGGTGAACAGGATTTGCACCTCATCTCAAACTTTCAAAAGTCGGGAGGGTAGGACTCGAACCTACATATAGCGGTTTTCCGACGCTTTTAAATTGCTGAACTTAATCTTAACAGATTAAACTTTTTGCTTACCGCTGTTGTCTTTACCAATTTGACTACCTCCCGTTAAAGTAGAAGGTTTGTCCAGTTGTCTCTGGCTTCTACTTACCATTGCCGCACGACATCTAATGTAGGCTTTAAAACCACCTTAAAAAGGCCATTAGCATAACGGTTGGGTTTCTCGTGGTGACAGGTAGAATCGAACTACCGACACAAGGATTTTCGTTCCTTTGCTCTACCAACTGAGCTACATCACCTTAATTTCTCTAATTATTTAACTAATACAAAAGTACAACTAATTTTTTTACTTTGCAAGTTTTTTTCTAACTTTTTTAAAGACTAAATAATTTGCGGATTATGAGGGTAACGCTCCCTCGCCTTTGCAGTGACAGTGCAATATTCTACTTTTATACTAATAATCCAAGTCTATCTGTCTTTCCAGATTGTCACATTCTAATTGTACCGCACACGGGAATTGAACCCGCTCTAGCATTACTGCATCTGGCTTGAAAGGCCAGCTACTCACCCATTTGTATTATGCGGCATGTCAAAGTCGTCCATACGGAAATCGAATCCGTGTCTTTGCCTTGAAAGGGCAACGTCCTAGGCCCCTAGACGAATGGACGAATTATCCTTAGAATTTCTCGTGGAGATATGACCTCGCACTTAGCTTGTATCTCAGCTATTCTTTTCTTAGGTATATCGTAATGGCCCTTATGGAACCAGCATTTTTTAATATCCAAATCATTAGCCATTGCATGTAAGTTCTCTATGGAATAGGGAACGCAAACCAAATGACGCATTTCATCACAATAATACTTCATGACTTACTATTTCTTCCTCTAACCCAACCTTCATTCTCATAACCAATTAGGTCTTCCTTTTTTATCTTCTTATTCAAACCATCATTGGTAATCCAACAAGTTCCGTATTGAGAGTTTTTACTTCCAACATGTTTATCCTTATGTGATTCACGCATTAATTGAATAGTGTCAACCCTATGCTTTTTACCACTAAATGTATCATATTTGAATTTACCGTTTTTATGGGCCATTGCACGATTTATTGATAATTGTTTTAGAATTTTTTCTCTAAATACTAAATCTTCCTTACACCTTAAAGCAAAAACATCACGTCCCGTAGAATTAATAAAATTCAATCTATGACGTTCATCAACTAACCCACCGCCACCACCTTCTTGAAGATTCATACACAAATCTTCCTTAATCAAATCAACCGTGACAATTTCTTTTTCTCTTTTCTTCAATTCATTCCTTGTAGGTAAAAACTCAAGTATTTCTTTACTATGATTTTCTTTTCCATGGTAATTAATACTAAACCAAAGTCTTTTACCGCTACCAAAATAACCGTCTTCCAGATTATCTGTACTATGCATTCCAATGTAATATCTATTAGTCACAATACACGTGATTTTATAGATATAGTGATATTTTCGTTCCTTTCTCATACATATAAATATACGAAAAAGTACAAAAATATCAAGGTCGTCCCAGAGGGAATTGAACCCTCGGCTCTACCTTGAAAGGGTAGCGATTTAACCACTTATCCATAGGACGAATTATACTAGTGGGACTGAATGGATTTGAACCACTGACGCAAAGGCTTCGTGCCTCCCGCTCTACCAGACTGAGCTACCATCCCAAATTTACTCCAACATTTCAAATAACTTCTGTGGTACCGACTGGAATCGAACCAGTGACACAGGGATTTTCAGTCCCTTGCTCTACCAACTGAGCTACGGTACCTTGTTGTGGAACCATCCGAAGTCGAATCGGAAACTCTTGGGCTTCAACCAAGCGGAATACCATTGTTCCCATAGTTCCATAAACGAAAAAACCTGACTCATTGCTGGTCAGGTTTCATCTGTGTTGTTAATTCCTATGATTAACTCTTAGACAATACATGACCTCCTAGGCTTCTATCCGCCTCGGCTGCAAACTCTGCAAAATCAAATGTGTTGTTAAAAGTTCTCATTGTATTGTTGTTTGTGGGTCTCCCCGTTTGTAATAAATATGTCGTTGTTGTTAAAAGTAATGCAAAGGTACTAAATAATTTTGGTATTGTCAAGCTTTTTGCAAAATATTTTTCAACTTTCTTTTAGCACCCTTTTATACCCTATAGGCTAAACCCATAGCATTGCACATAAAATTGGGTCACATAATTGACGGGCCTACATCTTCGCATTGCTGCATAGGAAGGTTAAAGCTATTCCCACCATCTTCCAAGTTCCTTACGGAGTCAACTACTTGCTGAGAACTCATTTGTGTTGGTTGATATTCGGGTCAAGGCTCTCGTGGTCTCCGACTTAACTAACCATGATGCAATCAACATTACTCGTCTTCATTCCTTTCTCAAGGGAACAACACAACCATCATTACTGATAGTATTTTTATGTGAGCTATAGAGTAGCTACCTTTATACCTACTATTTTTACTCCAGCAACTTAAAGGTTAGTTGTTGTTCTGTTTCTTCATTTCTGGTATAACCCACATGGGTGTCAATGTTTAACCCAAACCCAACCTGACATGTCGCATAATTATCTTATGAAGTCAGTATCTTACGTTCTATTGTTTAGCTAGGTTATTAGTTAGCTTTTTCGTACTCTTTCAGCAAAGCATTGAAAGCACGGTAGGTGTCTCTGCTAAGGTTCTTCTTTTTGAAGTTGTCTTTGATTCTTGCCTTGATGTCTGATACGTAGTTACGGCCAAAGCTGAACTGTCTTGATGCTTCTGATAATGAAAGGTTCTTTTTAATCGCTCTTTTTACGATTTTGATACCATTGGTAACGCTTTTTTCTGTTTTTAATTCCATATAGATTGTTTTGAACTACAAAGATACGAAACGTTTCTGAACCGTGCAAGTAAAATCTTAAGGTTTCTTAAAGAAATGTTCAGCCAGCTTCTTTTGCGAAATAAGCTCCAAAAGAACGTCACCATGACACTTTTCTGGCTTACAGAAGCAACCAGTACCTTACCATCCAATTCGTCAAGGCTGGCTATTAAATCAGGACTAGCCAATACGTATTCACGATACTTGGCTAAGGCTTCCTCTTTGGAACCAACAACTTCCTTGGCAAGCGTTGGTCTATCCTTGATAACGGTAAACGGACAACCCCACTTAGAACCTCTGCCGATGTATATATCGTGTGGTTCATCTTTCATATTAACTATTCTAGTTACTTGACTCATGTTTAAATGATGGGTAAGGAAACATTACGCAAACATATTCTGAGTTGTTCATACCAGTTTATTCAAATCCTGTCTATCAATACGCACACCATCCATTGTTGGGTGCGGAACCAAATCACGATAAGCATCTTCCAATGCGATTATCAATTTTTGCATATCGGCATCGTAGAAACCAGCACATGATGTGCTACCACATTCTACTATACGCCAACCATCTTCGGTAAGACAAATATCAATCACGAATGTCTCGGCCAACTGATAGATATCTACCATTCTTTGTGCGTATTCAATTGCGTCATCATCAACAATGTTATCATAGACCAAAAAGCTACCTCTACGGTAGGTTGATTGGGTGACTATCTTGCCGTCTACAACCCAACACCTGACTTCTTGTGTCATACGCTTAGGTGTAGCCACTTGAATCAGTGTATCAGATGTCAATGATGATGTATGACCATTGGTGAGCATATTGTCTCGATACGCTGGCCAATCTTCTTTGTCGAATACCTTACCAGTGAATACCTTGCTATCCAAACAAGGGCGGATGAAGTGTTGTTCATGAAACCACTCAAAGTCATCACCGAACTTGAAAATTCTGGAATCGTAATTCAATAGGTTTTCTTTGTAGTATTGTGAGTATACATTGTAGTCGTGATTTTCAGTAACCAAAGCACCAGGATTCCAACCGTATTGCTTAACAAGCCTAGCCAATTTCAATGAACCAAATACAAACACATCCTTTCTATCAGTTGTAAACTCAACTTCTTCTATGAATGGCAAAACCCTTACCAACTCATGGGTCAAGTCAAACCTCTCAAGACACCTGATAAGCTTTTCGTGACCTTCTTCTCTGAAAAGATTTTCTTGTATTATATAATGCATTAGTTTTCTTTATTTAAACTAGATTTCTTTTTTCTAAATGTAGGTGTTTGACTATGACAATTTGGACAAAGCAATCGTAAGTTTTCTAACCTATTATCGTTATTATCCCCATTAATATGGTCCAGCTCTAATGTTAGTGGGTTATTATTCCAATAACCTAGGTTATTACATTCACAACATTTGTCTTCAATAAGACCCTCGTGAATTAACCGTTTTCGTAGTAATGGCCCGTCCGTAAAAGTTACCTTATTGGATAAAATGTCAACCATTTTTACCTTGCTCTTCAATAACCCAATACCAGCCATATTACCGCTATAATCAATACCCATTTGTTTCAGATATTGATTAAGCGTTTGTTGTTTACATTGTAGTTGTTGTGAGATGAAAGACTTTGTTTTATTCTCTCTAATCCATAACAATAAATCTTCTTTTCTGTCTAATATATCTGTTCTCATATTAATAAATATGGCAGACATGTGAAAAAGATATTTTACATGTAAAACTATTTGTGACCCCCGTGGGATTCGAACCCACACTGGATGGCTTCTTAGACCATTACCTCTACCGATTGGGTTAGAGGGCCAAATACAAGATAGTTTGTGGGATGTTGAACCCACTAGATTTGTTTATGAGACAAATTGTTAACCGTTGTGTTTGCTGTAACTATCTTTTAGTGAGGATGGAGGGATTCGAACCCACACGTTTCATTTTCAACGATAGATTCTAAGTCTATTGCGTCTGACCAGTTTCGCCACACCCCCATTTTAATTAAATGTCGGACCACTAAATCCGCTAATATATAAACATCTTAATGTTTCATTTTCAGCTTGTTCGAGGGTATACCCTTTCTTCAATCGTGTATCAATCATCGACTTTTTTAGTAAACGTACCCTTTCAATTTCTAGTTTAAAATTATCAATCGATAACCCATACCTATCAGCAATGGCTTTTAAACTATAACATTCAGATAACTTACTTATCGGTTTAAATTCGATTTCATTAATCATAATTTTTGTTTTTCTTCCACTTCTTTCATCAGCTTGGCTCTTACTTCTGGAAAGCTCAACATTGATTTAACTACCAGCCCAGCTGCTAGTGCTTTATCAAACTTTGCTTCAACTTCGCTCAGCACTTGGCCGCTGATAATCGGACCACCAGAACCAATACGGTTGAAATACATCATGTATTGCCTATCGCTTTCAACAACCACAGCTGTTTCGTTGACTGGCTTTAGACCATCCTTGATTCTTGGGTTGATGAAGCTGAAACCTCGTTTATCCTCGTACCAAGTCTTCACTACTTCTTTGATGATATTCAATTTCATTATAAAACGTTTTTGTAGGGGTAGAGGGACTCGAACCCCCACGCCTTGCGGCACTAGTTCCTAAAACTAGCGTGTCTACCATTCCACCATACCCCCATTGTGTAGCCGAAGAGGGACTCGAACCCTCACGCCTTGCGGCACACGATTTTGAGTCGTGCGTGTCTACCATTCCACCATTCGGCCATAGATTTAAGCAGCTTGCCAGCGGGACTCGAACCCACAAATCTTTTCTCATAGATAGCAGTTTCACCCATCAATGCGATGATAAATCGCAGCTAGTTCTTACGAACGGTTAGACCCCCATGTTTACCAGTTTCATCATGGTAAACTGCTTAAATTTGTAGGGCTGGTCGGACTCGAACCGACACGGGCGTTACGGCCCACGAGATTTTAAGTCTCGCATGTGCTACCAATTTCATCACAACCCCATTTTGTTCATCTTTTTCTAGCGTTCATGAATCATGAACATCAAAAAATAATGAACACTCTTACTAATTCTTCCATTGGGTCTTTCTAAATGCTTTCCAGTTACGTAGGACATGGTTCAGATACTTACTGTTACATCCTCTGTTTGGTGGGCAAATTGAACACCCTTGGTTTGTTCTAACAGCTTTTTTATACACACTGCTGTTATCTGTGTTTTTGATAAGCTTTTTGTTTCTCATGTTTCACCAGTGCTTTGTTATGCACCTATGTGAAACCTACCGCTTTTACATTCATCATACTTCTTGTGCTTTACAACATCCCAATAAATCGCCAATCGCTGGCTTTCTGTTATATGACAATTTAGCATCATCCCAATTGGTTATTTTTTGTTCATCTACCAATGCTTTTTTGAACGGTGCTTCACACTCAAAGTGTACAAGACTAAAACCATTAACAACTTTGGTAAGGCCAAGAATCGGCTTGTTACAGTGACTACAAATAAACATCTTTACCTCCATTTTTAGTGTTTTGTGTTATATATTATTTTTCCTCACTTAGCTTATGAGATTTACAACACTCATATAGCTCAGCTATGTTACTCTTTTCAAATCCTGGTTTTAATCCAGCCAAAAGACCAGAATCTTTCCACTTTTTGAAGGTCTCTTCCCTTATTTTTTTCATTTCTTCAATACTATATTTTCCCATTCGTTACTTTTCAGTAGCCAGTGACGGAATCGAACCATCTAAACTTGGATGTAAACCAAGCACACATCCATTGTGAATACGGGCCATTAGTTGTCACACTTGGATTCGAACCAAGAACCAACCCCCTGTATAATGGGGCTGCTCTGCACCTTCTAGCACCTACCTAAGCAGATACGTCTCGTTTTGCCGAAAGTGTTTTTCCCTTGAGCTATGTGACACATGATATTGCTATCATGTTGGTTGGACTTGGGAATTTCGAAATCCCGACCTTTTCCATGTCATAGAAACGCTCTTCCTCTGAGCTAAAGTCCAATATTAATCTTGTTGAAGCGGTGGGACTCGAACCCACGATAGCTGCCGTGTAAAGACAGTGCTTTTGCCGCTAAGCTACGCTTCAATCTATTATCCAGCTAACATAAAATCGTCAGCATCGATAGCTTTCTTAATCCATCTGAACAACTCAGAACCTCTTATCTCAGGGTTGAAAATCGTGCTACCTAAATCTGATGATAAAACAACTGTTTCAACATCATACATTGATAAACCACTTTCATCTGTATTGACTGTTGGCCCAGCTTCTGTCAGTTCAATTGGAAACTGATATACACCACCAGCTACCGCAACCTTATAGTACAACTTGCCACTTTGATAATGACTGATACTGGCCATCACCTTGGTCTTCAATAGTTCTTTCTGTATTTCTATCTTGTTCAACATACCTTATTTCTTTGGTCTTACTCCGTTTAATTCATGCACCCTATCCATCTGTTCAATGGTTTCCAGTGGTGATACACCAACCTCAGTATGAATGATGTTCTTGAACCCATTCGCTTCGGTTACAATGCTCTCTTTTTCAGTTACACTACCAGCGTACTTCCCAGCACCTTTCTTATTCTCAATATTACCAGTTGATGGGTTATATGAACCCCAATCAGCCATTCTGCCATCACCTATTGGCTCAACAAAATACTCAACACCTGTTACAAATGACTTGACGGTAAATCTACCTGTGTCATCCCTGTCCTCAAAGAACCTTTTTCTCATTTCTGTTGTCATAACACTCACTTTTTAATCGGGAGCTGATGGCTGGATTCGAACCAGCGACTCTCTTGCGAGAAACGGTTTTGCAGACCGTTGGTTTAAACCACTCACACCACATCAGCATTTTATCAAAACAAAAAGCCCATCTTTTAAGGGATGGGCTTCTGTTCTTTAAGTTATCTTTTACAAGTTCTTAACAAACATTACCCATCTTGTCTACCACTAGTAGCAAGCATGATAAAAGAAGTGTTTGTAAAGAAGTTGTTCTCATTGTCGTTTTTCTTGTGGGTTTCCCCGTTTTCAAATAAATATGTCGATTTTAATAAAAAGACATCACTAATCGTAAATTATAATACAAAGGTACTAAATATTTTTCACATTGTCAAGTCTTTTGTGAAAAAAAGTTTGAAATAACTTGACCTAATGAATTTTTTTGCTTAGACTTGTAACTATGGGTAAGGTCTATTTGCTTCTGTGCGTTGATTCACAGGGAGCCGAAACATTTAAAATTGGTCACTCAACAAGAGATGTATCACTTCGAATCAAAGAGTTACAAACTGGTAACTCTAACGTTATCACTGTGCTTAATGAGTATGAAACACCAAACTTCAAAAACCTTGAAGGCTGGCTACATACTAGGTTCAGTAAGCAAAGAACTGATGCTACCAACGAATGGTTCAACCTTACAAGTGAACAGGTTGGTAGTTTTACACAAATATGTGAAGAATTGGATTCAACAATCACATTCATGAAAAAGAACAACCCATTCTTTAAGTAAACAGTTCCTTATACATCTTCAAAAACTCTCTCTTTCCCCTAGCCTTGGTCCAACACTCAAATCCCTTGTTGTCATTGATTGCTAGGTTATCCCACTCAATATGGAGCATCCTAGTATCAATCTTCTTGATGTTTTTGCTGTATGGATATACAACACCAAACTTCTTGAGGATTGCTTCCGATAGCTTATGCTCAAAACGCTTATACAAGCCCAACCTTGCTTTGATTGGTGTAGGCATATCTAACATGAACGCTTCACTAGCATCATGTAGTAATGCCGCTCGTTTGTCCTCTTTTGACCTTGCTCTTCTGGCACATAACACTGAGTGTTGCGCTACTGAGTAGTGTCGGTTCAAGTGGCCACCAAACCTTGGAAGTGTTGCCAATGAATGTGCAATATCTTCGATGCATATCATTTCTGGCTTTGTGTTAAACACGTTGATGTATAGGCCAGAGTTTGTTCTTATACAGTTTTTAGGTTGGTCTTGGATTCTAATTTTCTTCACTAGTCAAATGTATTAGTTGCTGATGTTACCACCAGCGGTAGTCTTGTTATTTTACCTTGATGCCAAGTTCAAGGTTGCTTTTAATGAAAGCGATAACGCTTTCTGGGTCACAGGTTGATTTGAATAGGATATTGGCCCCGTGTTTTTCCAAATATACCGCTTTTATGTCACCAAAATCACCAAGATGATTAAGCGTATTTAACCCACACTCAAGGCTACCACATTGAAATGGTTTCTGCGGTGTGATTGGTAACACATGGTCAGTCTTAGCTGGGTTATGCGTATGTACTATACAATCGAAGTCTTTATTGGCATTCAATAATAACCATTGGCTTCTAGCACCGACAGATGCCTTACGTGTTCCCTTGACGGTAAAGATATCATCCTTGACTTCCACCAGCGACATACCTTCACTAAATACCAAATTGTGATTGGCCTTTCTTTGTGATGAAACAAAAGCATTCTCACTTATCCTTTGACAGAAGTGACCTGGCGTGAAGCCATTACCGTTGTTTTCCAAAAACCCGCCATTATCAATCAAGAATTTAACTACCGTTTGAAACGCTGGTGATAAGTCTGTTATCGATTGGTTCTTATCCGCAACAAGAATGCTTCTGTTGTATGTAGCGTTCAGTCTGGATGTAAATATATCAACCAGTTCGTTCTGAATGTCATCCCTGTTGGTTGTTTCACCGTAGTACGTTTCTTCTGGTGTTATGATGATGTTCTTCCGTGTAACGGTATCATTGGCCAACACTAGATTACACTTGGTTGACTTCATCATCTTAAGCCCCAATAAGAATTGGTTGTCAACGGTCTCATTGGTTGTAGTCTTGAAACCAACCAAGAAGATATCTGGACGTTGTATCCTTATCTTCTTTATGATTTTCTCGGTAGGCGTTAACTCTAGCGTTATATTACCGTTATCGGTCTTATACCTAGTGCCGTGGAAATCACCACCATCAACCTTGAAATCACAAAATGCAACGCTCAATATTATTGCTGATAATTCAGTATCTTTGAGCTTTTCGGTCAAAAAGCTATCAACATCTTCGTTGGTAATGAGCTTAGAGGTTGGGTCTGCCATCCTCGTTAAAACCAACTCCGACCCCTGTATTTTTTCTGATAGCTTTTTGGCTGTTGTACCAAAAGCTGGTGCGCATAGGGCCAAATGATTTGCTATTGGCTGATAAGTACCACCACCCAGTATTAGTGTTTTCATCTTTAGTTGGTTTTTGGAACTGCTTCTAAAAAAACGTCAAAATCAGCATAGATATCTTCAACCGTGTTGTTTATGATGTAGTCATCATATGTTTCATTTGGAAACAATGACCCAACAATAGACTTGAAGCCGTTCATAGCGACACCTAAGTCCTTGCCTTGAAGACCATACTTACGCATAACATCACCACCATTGAACTTGGCCTTAACCAGTAGAGTACGGCAGTATTCATATTCAACCTCACGTATCTTTAGGTCCAGATTAGCGTATGGAAAAGCATCAGCTATCATGTCATTGTACACAGCTTGTGTCTTATCAAACTGATACTTATGGTCATCATCAGCAACATTTTCATCCATCCATTTAAGGAATGATGTGTAAGATTTACGCTTAGCGTTACGGTCCCTGTTAATCTTGTTCAGCTTATCCATCTGAAACATTTCCCAATTGAAATACTTACAGGTTGAGATGTATTCGAAGATGTCTTCAAGTTCGTCAAACCCAGCTTCCCACCTTTCATACAATAGACCAAGGAATGCGTAGATGTCACGATAGTTTTTTGAAATCGGTATTTTGGCAATGTTCATACCCTTAAAGTAATGCTCATACCACAGACCTTCTTGGCCATACTTAAGACCGAAGCCTTGTGCGATGCGGCCAATGAAGTTTCCTAGGTCATTGTATGATAGGTACATCTCATTGGTGTCGAAATCTTCCGCTGATACCGTGATGATATCAACTTGGAGTTCCTTATAGTCAAATGACCAGCAGTTACCGTTATGAAAGATTTCATTTGGTCCAAATGTAGTTGTGATATACTCACGCACATCACCAGTGAAGCCTTCCATTGATACTAGGATATCGGCATCACCAAATGACTTCTTATTCTTATAGAATAGAGGCATTGTAACACGCTTAAATGCCAGCTTCAAGATATCCATCAACTCAACGCTAATTACGTCAAATTCAGCTCTTTCGTATCTACGTGTGTATACTGATTTTAAGGCTAATCCACCCATGGTTAATCCTAATTTTTATGTTTTTCATTCAAGAAAATAAAAATGTCTCGATAGTAATTTATTTTGCAAATGTAACACCAAACTTTTAATATCTTAATAAGGTGTTGTTGGTAATTCAGATATTGGTTTATATCACCTTGTCCAAAGTTAATTGAAATAGATTCTGGGGTGATATCTAAATTATTAATTATATCAGATTTTTTAATTCTAATTTTAACCTCACCATGATAAAACCAAAAAATTCGTTTATTTGTCAATTCAAAAAATCGTAGGATTCCAGCTCTAATAAAACGGTCTGTATTATTTACTGTATTACTTGATTTAGTGGCTAACATTAACTCTAGTTTTTATTCTTCAATGAATCTTATCTTGAACATACCCTCGTTTGCTATATCCACACCATTAGCGGTTCTAAATAACCATTTCTTAGGTGCCAATACCAGTGCTGGTATGTTTAATCTTATCGCTGCCTTTATTCCCGCCTCATCAATACCTGTTTGCCCACCACTTCTGATTAGGCTAGGTTGTACCGCTAAGTCAGGTGATTCTATCACACCTTTTAACAAGGAATATGTGAAGGCATCCACTTGACTCTGTGTGTACTTTTTATTCAATGTGTATAAGCCATTTCCAGCAATATTGATGGTTTTGGCCTTGGCTCTGTTTAATCGTTCAACTAGCTTAGCTATCCTTTCTGGTGTTAATGTCAAATCGTGACCATCAATTGGAATATATGCTTTGCCTTGGGCCAACACTGACTTCTTCGTTAACTTCTCACCAGCAGTACTAAAATCAATCGCTATGGCTATTGTCGCATCAGCCGATGCATTTTCAAACGTCCTACCAGCATAGCCAATATCTGTTGATTCAATAAATCTTAATTGTGTCATGCTAATTTGTTTAACCAAACTAATACTTGTTACTTTTCCACGTTAATTTCACCTATAGTTTTATTTTTATGAACTTAAAAATTGTTTATCTTAAGTTTTTAAAAATATGTGCTATAACATCAACTGTCCAACCGTTTCCAAGCATTTCTAAACGTTTTGTTTCACTTACCCCTTCGGCTAAGGTATAATTATCTGGAACTGTTTGACATCTTTCTGCTTCAATTGGATGTATTCTTCGATAAATGTCGTTGTCATAATCAATGACAATATTTAGTTTATTATTAGGGTTTGCTTTGGGTAATGTACAAATCTTTTTTTCTTTAAAATAAGCTCTATCTTGTTGAGACCAATATTGTTTACCGCTTAAATCCCATTTTACATAGTTTTTAGTCAGTTTTTTTGTGTCAGTAATTCTTTGGTCCGTAAAAATCTTATAACTGTCATCATATATGATGTCATTCAAGATAATTCCTTTATCTTGTGGTATTGTTATATTAGGAATATTAGACCAATACAATCTATCTCTATTTTGCGCAGAAACAAGATTAGAATTAATTCTCACAGGTTCAACACCAATAGCCTTTGACAATACAATCTCCCATTTTTTAGGCATAACCACATTTTCGAGAAGAAAATATTTTGGTCTAACCAAATTATAAATTCTCATATATTCCCAAAATAAATATGATTGACCATCAAATTCAAAACCTTCTTCCTTTAATCTCAAATACTGTTCAAGGTTTAAAATCTCAACCTCGTTGTTGGTTATCATACCTTTTTGTCTTCCAGCAAAAGAAAAAGATTGACAAGGCGAGCCACCAATTAACAAATCAATATCAACTGGTAAATCATTTTTATTTATATTTTTAACATCACCCAACTGTATTGTGTCAGGATAGTTTTTCATGGTTACGTTTATTGATGATTTTTCAATTTCACTCGCATAATATTTATTAGGTTTAATCCCAATTTTATTTAATGCTATTTGTCCACAACTCATTCCATCAAATAATGATAATACATTCATCTTATCTTTTTTTTATTTTTTCATTCTTCCAAAGCCTTTCCAAAAACAATGTTATTTTTAATTAATATCTTTTCGGCATGAAAACTAGTTGGTGTTTTCAATCCATTATCTATCGGGATACCGCCCATGATTAACTTTCAAACAAATTTTAATTGTTGGTTTGATAACATTGTCATGGAATTGAAATCAGGACAAAGGTACTAAATTAATTTGAAAACACCAAATTTTAATTACAGTCTACCTAAATTACGAAGTATCGTAGTACTAATGTCGGTAGCTAAATATTCAGAAAATATAGGTATCATTTCACCTACACCGTGAATACTCGTTTGGTAATCATGCGTTACCTAGAAGCTTAGATATTTCTTCAAGTTCCAATTAAGCCTTAAGCTCTGGGCTTACAAGTTCACACAATATATGTTAATTTTTAGAAAAATCAAGCTTAAACACTCAATTTGAAGAACATTTCTCGAACCCTATTAGATACGTATTTACCTACGTCTTTTGGTTCAAGACCTGATGCGGCCATGGTGTCACTTTCCTCTTTGATGATGTCACCAACAATCCATTTCATTAGGTCACCCATCTTCTTAACGTCAATTGGTTCACCATTCAAAAAAGTCTTTTCAAGTCCTTGGTTAAAACGGCTTTCAGTCACAGCGTAATCCACAAAGTCCTTGATAGAGTTCAGCTTTTCAACATCAACTGGTGCAAGAACCTTCACCTTAGATTTACCAGCATGTAACATTCCCTTTACTTTAAAGCGATATACAACACCCTTGTACTCACAAGCCCACACAATACCCTCACCAACACCGCTGAAACCAAACGCTTTAGCGACTGGACACTCAGCTTCAACAGCAAGTGTCAATTCACCAAGTTGGTTTTGTACCAATTGCGGCATATTGAAGTCGATATCTATTGAGTATGTTTGATAGTCCGAAATATTGTAAATACGGGCCTCTGGCGCACTCAAATAGGTGTGGTCGACCCAGTATGCTGGACGAGGTTTTTCTTCACCCTCAAACGTGAATGGTGAAATCTTGACACCGAAGATAAAGAATGACTTAGGTAGATTGGTTATACCAACACCTTTTTGAATGTTGCCACCACACCATTCACCGTAGATGGAAATGGTATTGTCTCGCATATCAAGGTCATTCTTAATCATCACCTTGGCCATAAGGTCGTTGAAGATGTCTTTGTTAGACTCAACGAAAAATGCGAAGCCAGCATTGTCATCTTGCGGTGTGATTATGTTCTCACGTGATTGCGCCCATTGGCCACCAACTTCATTGTAACAAACACCAGCGTTCGTACCGTGTAGTTTTACCGTACCTGTGAATGTAAGTACTGGTTTAGATAGGCTAGCGTCATACATCGCTTCACCAGCATCATTCAAACCCACAAACGTGAATTGATGACTGATGTTAGAGATTACTGTTCTGAATTGTTCAATACTAGGGAAGGAAATATGTTTCTTCATCGTAAAATATGCTTTTTAAAAGTTGTATGTAATGCTTGGTGTTATGTAGTTACCGTTATCCCAGTTACTATAGCTAACACCATACGTGAATTTCTTAATCGAATACCCAACACCTAGGCCGTACTCGATAAAATGATGGCTGGTGTTCAAATACCCACCATATCCGAAGAATATGGCCCCACTAAGGTTGCGGATTGACTTGGTTGCGAATACCTTACCTTCGATGTAGTAGTTATTGATGTTATCTTCTTTACTACCTAGGCCATGCAAGCTTCCACGGCCAACATTTAACCCAACACCGATTACATCATAGCTAATTCCACCCTCAAGTGAAAAATAGCTGTTATCTACAAACTTCTCACCAGTTGATAACGATAAGTTAGCTGAAATATAGCCGCATATCTTGTTTTTGTTTGTTTGTTGTTAGTTAAATAAAAAGTCCGTAGTATTATGCGAATGGCGTGTCTTGTGTTGTATCCCACACCGCTAGCGGAATCAACTCAACGCCACTTTTATCTTCATTTTCAAACCTAGCATCTGATTCTTTCAATATGTATAGTGTTTTACCAATCTCAGAAGCAATTTTCTTTAACACTTTGGCATCCTTAGTCAAATCTAAATCACCATACCACACTTTTCCCTCATCAAAGGTAATAATATTTGCATTAAAAATACATACACTATGAGGATTATCACTTTTATACCTACTTTTAGAAGGTGATATCATTCTGGACATGAAAAGTCCGTTAGCACTAAAAAATTCGTTTATCATACATTTTGTTTTGTTTTTAAATCTTACAATACTATATATTCACTCTAAAACGATAAATGGGTTTTACACCATTGATAAAATCGTTTGTTAAGATACTATAACATTTTATACAAAATTTTATTATCCATATTTTGAATATAGGATAAAACTGTTTGTATTTTTCCATCATTAAGACCAAAATATAATCCAGTAAAATATTTAACACCATGTTTATCTGTTATTTCAAAAACAGATTTAGCATAACGCTTCTTTTCTTCTGGTGTTATGTTTTTCGGTTTTAATACTTTCAATTCTTTCCAAACAGACTCTAATTTTAATATAAGGTTATCATAATTTTCTTTCAAAGAAAAAATTTCTTCTTTCCTATCTGGGAAAACGGCACCAAATTCTTCAATTTCATTAGTTTTTATTATTTCCATTATGTTGTAATCGGCTGTCTTATTTTTTAATCCATGTACAGCTACATACGTTGGGTTCTTTATCTTGACACGGTTAAACTTAGCATCAACTACAATATAACCTTCATCATGCCAAGCCATGCTATCAAATGTACGTAATAATTCACCAATATTCTTAGTGTTTAGGTTATATGACTTAACACGTGGAACGCCTAGGTGTTCAGCAATGGATGTTAATTCTTCAAATGATACTTCTTCAAGTGTATCCAAGTTACGTACAGTCAATAATGATGCTGATGATTCAACATGTGGTTTAACCACGATGTTGTATGGTGTTGTCAACTCAAAAACATAACATAGGTTGTTCTTCAATTTGGACTTATCAAAATTATATTTTTCAGTAAGTGTTGACCAAAACAAATCCTTGAAGGTTGTACCTAGCTTGTTATTTACTTCACCCTCACCAAAAGCAGTACCAGTCGTTGCTGTATACCACACGTCATTATAACAATACACACTTACGAGAGAACCATCCAACTTCTCAAGCACATGTGCTGTATCCCAATCTATCTTATGGGCATTACTCTCTTCTGAATTAAAAAACTTGAAAAAAGCACAAGATAATATCTTCCATGTATCTTTTTCAAGTATAAGACCACGACACTCTTGTACTTCCAAATTAGCCATTAGTGTTGGTGATACTAATTGGTCGTAGTTTAGAAGCACACGGTCTTCATACCATTTTGCTTTTAATTTAAAATCAAGTATCGCTTTTTCAACCCCGTTCTTTAGTATGTATTCTTGTATCGCTAACATATCACTAGTTTTAGCGTTAATAATTTTCTTTTCGATAATCAGCTGACCGATTTCGCATTTGTGACTGAACCAATTTCATCAATAACTCACCAACACATTCAAACGGCTGATAAGTATCTGTACACCCATACTTATCAATGAGCGACATACCGTTATGGTCATTTTTATAGTAGAGTTTTTCTTCAATTTCACCAGTGACTATCTTGATTCTTATTTCTAAATCATCAATGTAGTCGACCTCACGGTACAAGCTACCATCTTCTCTAAGAATTATTTCGGTATGTTTCATTGATATAGCGTTAAGGTCACAAAGGTAAGTAATTAAATCCACATTACCAAATTTATTTTTTTATACTGGTTAGTGTTGGTTTCTCTTTTTTGTGGTCGTAAATGGGTTCACCATTTTCATCCAAACCAACGAAATTAAATTGTCTGTTGATGTTAGCAATTACATTTCTGAATTGCTCAATAGATGGATATGATATGTGTTTTTTCATTGTTTTTATTTTTTACATTTCAAAATGAACCCTTAAACCAAAAGCATTTACTGGGCCTCTGGCTGGGTTATAAGCTGGGTTTATTATAAATTGATAATCTGGTGATAAGGTAAGGAATTTATATTTGAAATTATATTGTAATTCAAATATTATTTCTGGTTGTATTCCTTTTGGATAATTACCCAAACCATCACCAATGATAAAACCATAACCACCAGCTTTTAAGTAATCAGCATGGTCTTTGGATAAACCGTTTATTGCGAACCCCATTCTTATCAAATCATCGGGTCTTTTAAACCTCGAACCAGATATAAAACCACCGAATGCAAATGATTCATCTATTTCAGTATACATCCATGTTTCTCTTATACCGTTGTTCCATGATGCTCTAGCAAAAATCATTTCATCTTTCTTGTTTAGTTTCATTTCCCAACTAACAATAAAACCATATTTACCATAATAAGGTCCACCTTTGCCTCTTAATTTATCCAAAGCTGGTGAAACCAAATGTGATGTTGTATCGCTGAGTGATGTAGGTGTGCCAACCACACTTCTATTAGCTAAACTTGTGTCACTCAATAATGATTTAGTTGCACTAACATATGAAGCCATTCTACCATGATTAGCAAAACCTGTGAATTTCAAAGTATTGCTAACATCTTTTTTTAGCGGTATGGTTACTTCCAAAAGTTCACCATGAGCATTAGCCCAGTTTTTTGGTGTAGCTATGAAGTTTTCAGTTACCAATCCATTAGCCCATAAAGCATTTACAGCACTACAAAAACGAATAGTGTAATTTTTCTTCACCGCTTTTACTGATAACGCATAAGTATAACCACGAGTATTCGATGGATAATCCCATGCACCAGCATCCATAAGTGACCAATTCAATAAACTGGTTGTTGGGTCGTGACTGGTAACATTTTGGTCAAATATATCACTTATACTAAATTTACCAAAAGTAATTACAATTCTTTCAGAAGGAATCATCATACCAATCTTATTAAAATCACCATCTCTGTATTTTTTTTCTTTACTCAATGGTATTGTTTGTCTAAAGAAAAATCTTGCTATATAAACACTTGGTGCTGGGCTACCAACTCTAAATGTAGTACCATTTGGAAAACCAGCAACACCACAAGCTCCAGAAAATCCAGAACCACCAGCCACTTCTGGATTTACATAAACCTCACCATACTTCCATAATCTTGCTCCAAAAAACAAAGTTGTTACTGAAGACAATGTTGATTCTTCAGTGTTTAAAAGTGATTTATCACCTAACTTAACACTGGATTTAAAACTAGGGTGATATTGTTCAACAAATGTTTGTTGAGCATGTACGCTAAACCTTTGTGTTGAGTCTTGAGCAAATGCACTTGTAGCTAAGAATAATGAAATTAATAAGATTAGTTTTTTCATATTTAAAAGTTGTACGTTATGTTAGGTGTCAAATAATTTGTTCCATCCCAGTTACTAAAAGCAATACCTAGGCTAATGTTTTTTATAGAATACGAAGCTCCGATTCCATACTCAATGAATTTATGCTTGGTTCCTATGTAACCACCATAACCAAAAAATGGTGTTAAGGTTATTATTTTTATTGAATGAGAATAAGATACCTTACCTTCAATGAAGTAGTTGTTGATGTTATCGGTTTTGTCTCCTAAATGTTTTAGGAAGCCACGACCAAATACAATACCAGCACCGAAGTCACGATAAGTTATCCCACCTTCTATACCTGTGTAAGAACTGGCCAGAAAATCAGAATTATTGGTTATTGATAACCCTATGGAAACATAACCACCAACCTTGTGTTTTGTGGTATCTGTTTTTGTCGAGTCTGTTTGGCTTGTAGCAGCTGTTACAATTAAGCAAGCAAATGCTAATAAAATCACTTTTTTCATTTTTTAATAGATTAATTCGGGAACCGTTTCCCTTGAGGTGTTGTCTTTCAATAAGACTCTGTATTTAATATAGTAGTTGTACTTCCCACCACCAATCAGTACATCTTCTATTACTACTTTAGCTGAATCGTTCTTCATCATAACTATTTCATGATTCAAATTCTTTTTTAAGTTTTTGATATTGTTCTAATCTTCTTTGTTTAGATTCGGTTAAATAAACTTCGGTTTCAGCTTTTCTTTTATCAAATTCATCCTCAGTTTCTTCTCTTTCACGATATATTGTTAAATTTGAATATGCATCCCAGCTATTATTCTCTGAATAGAAAGCTTGTTCTTTATTGATATCAATAATATCTGTTGGTAATAGGTTACCTGGTAAATCGCTAAATCTTATTCCAGTTATCACACCATCATAATCTTTGGTAAAGATTTCTTCTTTAATTATTTTTTTTTTTTCATAACACAAAGGTACGAAAAGAAATTGAATAAAACAAATTTTTACCAACCTCTTTTTACAAATCTTACGATTGCTTTAGCAAATTCAATAAGATTGTTGTAAAATTTATAGGTTCCACGGTTCAAATCATATCGTAACATGACACCATCTGGTCTTTTAACGAATTGAAAATCGTTATTGGAGAATGACACACCAGCTTCTAATTTAGATATAACATCTTGGACTTCAGCCTTAGAGACTGTAGCGGTTATTCTTTCATTTAGAGCTTTTCTGAGTATATTTTTGGTTGTCATATTAATAAATATCAGTAAATTAATTTGGTATCACCAAATAAAAGTGAAGAATATTTATTTCTTTTGTGTGTTTAACAAGGTTCGAACTTGTACGAAAAGTTTAGAAGACTTTTATGCTTTCCAATTACATCATAAACACAAAGTATTATTCTTTAGGATTATCTTTGTTGTTGTCACGCATAAACTTATTTATTCTTTTAATAATATCATCATAACTTTCGCTTTCAGATTTATTTTTTATAAAATTGGTCATATCGCTACTACTTTCTTCCATTCCTTCCAAAATTTTTTTGGCAGAAAACATAGAACATAAATTACTAAATTCAATAATATCTTGTTCTTCAAGAATAATACCTCCAAGAAGTATCATTATAGCACCAATTTGCCCAACATTAAAATCTTTATTATTTTTACCTTCAATGGATAAAGCTTGACCCATTTCTAAAAATTTGGAACTTATTTCCAAACGTCTTTCAAATATTTTATCTTTTTTCATTCTACAAATATACCACTATTTTTTATTGATTGCAAGTTTATTTTGAAAAATATTCACTTGGAATTTTGGTTATAAATCCATAACGTATGCCAATCTCAAATAAACCATTTTCAAAAACATCATCATCTTCCAATTCTCCATCAATGTATGTTCCATCAATATATTTAAAATAAACAGTTAATTGTTCGTCACCTAACCAAGTTTTACCCCTCTTGATACCATCGTACAACATTTGAACACCATTGTAAAGTGTTTTATTGAAAAACGCTTTAAAATCATTTTCTATTTCAACAATCGACATTTTGTATTGAAAATCAACATCCATATCTTTCAAAGATTCAGAAACCAATTTATTATACTTTCCAAAGCTACCCATCACCAGACGTTCCATCGGCAACCATCTTACCACATGTGGTTCATTATGATTAATTTCACCTTCATAATCGGCCAAATAAGTGTAACTCATATAGCCATCTTTATGGATAGCTAAAACCAACCTCAAATTTGAAATTCTTAAACCAGTTTCTTCTAATGCTTCACGAATGGCTGTATTTGTTGGGTTCCCATTATCTTCTGGGTCCATCTTGCCGCCAACAAGACCAAACGAAGTATGGTCATCTTTTCTGGATACCCCTAATACTAAGCCTTCCGTGTTTAACAAAACAACACATGCCGCTATTTTAAAATCAACCATCTTATTTTTTTTACAAAGGTACGAAACATTTTTAACAAAAACAAGTTTCCCACCAAGTACTTTCCCACCAACCTGTATATTTATAAGTATGAGATACAAAATATACAAACTTATAGACCCACTAACAAATGAAATTAGATATGTTGGAAGAACTGTTCAAACGTTAGATAATAGGCTTAAAAAACATTTACGAGCAAACGATAAATCACATAGAGTTAATTGGATTAAATCATTACATACACGTGGTGTCGCCCCATTTATGATATTAATTTGTGAAACAAATAGTTTTAATGACTGTTGTGACTTAGAAAAATTTTATATCGAAAAATATAAACAAGCTGGTTGTAATTTAGTTAACATGACTGAGAGTGGTGATGGTTCAATAGGTTTTAAACATTCAGAAGCAACCATACTAAAATTAAAAAATATAGCATTAACTAGGGTGCAAAACATTGACTACATAACCAAATTAAGTGTTGAAGGTATTACCAGATGGAATAATAAAAGTGATGAAGAAAAACTGGCTAATAAACTAAATCAACAAAATAGATGTAACATCAAACAATTTAGTTTAGATGGTATATTTATTAAAGAATTTATATCTTTACGTGAAATAGAACGAGAATTAGGGTATTTTAGAGCTAATATATCTCCTTGTTTAAAAGGAAAATTTAAACAAGCCTATGGATATGTTTGGAAATACGCATAATCTGAGTGGTCATTTTTACGTGATACACCCAATATAAGTCCTTGTGGGTTAATCAATATTACTTGTGCGGATACTTTCATTATTTTGTTATTTCGGTTACAATACCTGTGATATAAAAAGGTTTAATATCTTGCCATTTGGTAATTTCGTTGGTCATCACTGGTTTACCACCTTCTGGGTTTACCGCTAAGGTAACATGAGGAATAGCTTTTTTGGATGGATACCCTTTAACTTGTACTGCTATAGTCATATCAGACATTCCAAATTTAATTACTCTAAGTATAACCTCTTTGCCCAATTCAGATTTATCTTTTAATTCACCTATATTAATTGTCATATGATGTGCAAAGATTTTCCAACCATCTGGAATATCCAAACCAAATCGCTCAAGCAATTTATTGTAAGATGCTTTATCCAATACAACAGCTGAATATAAAACGTTTGTGTTTCCGTACATGTCTTTAGAATCCAAGATGCTTTTAAGCGTCAATGGACCTTGTGCTGTATGACTTACAATCATAGCTTCAATCTTTTCTAATGGAACACCATGAGTATTCCTAGCAGCCAATTGTGCAGCCTCAAGTCCAGCGGTACCAACATCAACAAATTTGATGTTATTATCAGCAAAACCCATTTCTAAAGCTGCTTTTACATAAGCCTTTGGCTCATTGTGTTTGATGTTGGTGTTATCAATAATAACTGGTGAAACACCAGCTTTCATTGATTCGATAGCATCTTTTAAATTTTGTGAGTGCATTTTACTCAACGAACTAAAATCACCAGATGCAATCATCTTGGCAAAAAATTCACGGTAATCGCCATATTTTTCAATAAGGTCATCGGTTGAATGAATCTTGCCTTTACCGACAATAGATTTGGCCTTGGTGCTTTTTCCAGCACCAAGCTACGGCACCCCTCTCATGATGATTAACATCTGAGAGGGGCGACTTACTTTTACGTTTAATATGTTTAAAGATTCTGGTAATAAACCTTCTCTTAAAACTTTTTTAATGTTATTTTTCATTTATTAATTTTTTATATTTAATTTCATACCTATCTAAAAATTAAAGTGCTCCAGGAATTCCACGCATTACAATAAGTTCTTGAGTTGGACGGCTTACCGCCACGCCCAAAATGTTATTTTCAGAACCCTCACGTAATATTTGTTTGATAGTTTCTTTCATGGACACAAAGGTACAAAATTAATTTTAAAAAACCAAATTTAATACTTACTTTTTGCTCTATCGTAATAATCATGATAAACATATTGGTTATCAAACGGGCGGAGAGAATAGGAATCGAACCTAATACCCTTTCGAGTACTCTCTGTTTAGCAAACAGGAACCAGCCCAGCTGATGTTACTCTCCGTATATTATACTGTGGTTCCACAGGGACTCGAACCCTGATTCTTCGCTTAGAAGGCGAATGTCCTTCCGTTGAACGATGGAACCATTATGTGTAGCCCTACAGGGATTCTAACCCATATTCCAAGTTTCGTAGACTTGTGTGTTAATCCATTACACTAGGTGACCATGGTGCAGAAGAAGGGGGTCGAACCCATATTTTCATCCATTACCAGATACAGTTTCGAAGACTGCTTGGATACATCTGCATTTAAGTGTAGGGAAGGCGGGGGTCGAACCCACATTTTCATCCATTACCAGTTTACAGTTTAGAAAACTGCACGGCTACATCCCCATGTTATTGTTGCGCTATGCAGAATTGAACTGCATTTTTCCCCTTATGAGAGGGACGTAATAGCCATTATACGATAGCGCAATGTATTTGCTTGGAGGGTGGGATTTGAACCCACGATGGAGAATATATTCTCGTCAGATTAACAGTCTGAGCTTTTCGGCCTCTAAAGTAACCTCCAAATTTGTTTGTCGGCAAAAAGGGGTTCGAACCCTTATGTTACCAATTAACCTTTCTACAATGTATAAGATTGAGGGGATATATGCCGATAATTCACTTAGTTATAATGTCCAAGTTAATCTCTATTTTAATCATTTAAGCATGTTACTCGGACATCATGTCTAAGTTAATGTCCAAGTTAATGTCTAAGTTAATAACAGTCGTGAGAGTAGGAATCGAACCTACCTATAGAAATTAATCTCCAGTGTATCAGACTGGTGCCCAAACCAATAGGCCATCTCACGTTATTTCTTAATTACTTATCCATAAGCCGTCCCTAGCTATTCCTTATTTACTAAGCATCCTTTATCGGGAGTCCAAATCTTTTGATTTGATGACGGTAATAGTTTTGGGTAGCTGACGGGAATTGAACCCGCATAACCTTTTTAAGATTCCATGTTTCACAGACATGTTTGGCAAACAAATATCCAACTCAGTTACCATGTATAATATAAAGCGGAGAAAGCGAGAGTTCAACTCGCACAGCAACTTTCATTGCCCTAGTCGTTTTCAAGACGATGTACCTCTGTCAACTGGGTTCCTCCAATTTAATTTAGCATGGACGGCTTCAATCGAAGAAGCTACGTGAAGCTTTTGGAGAGCCCACCGACACCAAGCCTGTCGTCCATGTTTAACCAATATGTCAACGAACTAAAATAAAAAACCCGACTTTTTAGGGTCGGGTTTTGTTTGCTAGTTTTATCTTTTTAATTTTAAAAATCATCAAAGAAACTCACAGACATAGCCGACCCAATTGAATGACTATTTCGTCTCCAATTGCTAATCGATATAATACGTGTGTTTGTGTTCATCATTTTTATTTGTGGGTTACCCCTTTTTGTTTAATAAATATGTCGTTGTTATTAAAAGTATTACAAAGGTACTAAATATTTTTGATATTGTCAAGTTTTTTTTTTAAATTTTTTTTAAAAAGGTTTATTTTTTTAAGTTCAGTAAAAACAATCCATACTCTAGATATCTTTGGGTCTAACATACCTATTTCTTGTGCATCAAGGCATTAATAGCTCTTTTGATGTTCTCTCCAAAGAAAACCTCATGCGTAACATCATCCTCATCCGATTGTTCTACGTAGTTCGCCTGGTGTTTTGTTTCATCGAAGGAAATATTTTTTATGTCCTCCCGCGAAAAATTTGCTGGTGCCACATAGGAAATAGAGTTTTGATTACCCAATTTACTCATTTCATCATTGTTTTCATTTGTATTGTTATAAGGTTTAACACCATATTGAACTTCTCTACTTATTTTTTCATAATCTTCACCATCGTTTTGAGCTATTTTAGAAGGCTTGATATAAAGTCTATAAACATTGGAACCTAAATTATCAATATCATTACTATGTTTAAACCCTAAATTATCTTCACCTTCTATGTCATCTAACATAAAATTAGCGTTGCCATACTTATTAGAAACTTGTTTAATAAAATGATTTAATTTTATTTCATCTTCATCATATAATCCAGAATAATCACCATTAATTAAAGCTGACATAGCCCATTCTGGGATATCATAGTCTATCAAACCTTCGTGGTTTTCTTTAACTAATTTAGGTTCATCAAGTCTTTTAATCTTATTAAAAACTTTTTTAAAAGAATTAACTATGGTTTTTTCTCTTTCTATAAGAATATTTTTTTTCTTAGTTTCAGTAAGGAATTCTTTCTTTTTCATAATATTTTTATTATAAATATCTTCACTTAATTAAAAGTTATTTGTCAACTCTAATATTCAAAACATTTCCATTTTTTTTAGCTATTTCAATAATATTATTAATATCTACAGTTGTTATTAATCCATTTATATTAGAACCTATCCAAGCCAATATTGTTCCATTTGACATAACCACTATTTTATAATAATCAATCGGAATTTTAATTCTAGATTTATTTAGATACGTTTTGTGATTATTATCATAAATAACACCAGTTATTATTGTAGCGTCAGCTTTTGATTTAAGAATAGTATCTATTACTGACATCTCAAGTCTTTCCCATGGGTGTTCATTAAAAGCCGCTAATTGAGGAGCTTGGTTGAACATACTGAAAGTATAATAATTTGTTGAATCATCATACATAGTTATTTTAGATGGGGTTAAATGTCCCAAATCATAACCAGTATTCACATAATAAGTTTTTTTATAAGGACCATAAGGTGCCTCAGTATGCCATCTATCTTTTCTAACACCAGTCAATGTTTTAAGTTGGTTGTTTTTAACGTGGTGAACAGAAATATAAGTGTTAGTATCAGTATCCAAATAAAAAGTTAAGTCTTTATGTTTAATTGTAAAAGCCGTTCCAGTTATGGTTACAGTTTGTGCAAAGATTGTGGTTGTAATCAATACAAAAAGTAGTGTAAATATTTTTTTCATTTTCATCTTTTAATCATCATTATCATCAAAATAGTAATCATCATCTCTATCATCTTGGTCCATATAATCATCATCGTCATCATAATCATCTAAGTCAGCAATATAATCATGTTCAGTGTCATCCTCTTTGGTTATTTCCTCTAGTATATCTTCAGTTATGAAGGTACCAAATTCGCCATTGAATAGCTTTTTTATATTTCTGTCTTCGTCAAATGTTAATTCTTTGAAATCAAATTTTGATAAGAAATCGTTACCATCTGTAAAATGTAATTTTTTACCATTTCCTATTTTATAGGAAAAACCCCATGTAATACTTTCAGCTAATGTTTTAAAATTTTCAACTTCTTTTTCGGTCATTGTTTTGAAACCATAAATTTCAATTTCATTAATTTGGTCATTGAACGTGACTAAGTATTTTGCCATATATGTTTAATAATATGCTATAAATATATGGCAAAATACAAAAAAAATCAAGAATGACTCAATAATTTTTTGAAGTTATCAGTTTCAATTTTTTGAATAGCTTTTCCTAGTTCTGGGCCTGGTTTCAGACCCATCTTATCCATAACCTCTGGACCACTGACACTAAGCTTGAATTTCAAAAATGCATTTAGTAACTTATTATTAACACCTTCTTTTGAACAAAATTCTTGTATTTGTTCTGGTGTAACTCCAGCATGTTCTTGAGCTTTTTTAAGTGTTACAGCTGTTGTTATATCTAGCTTAAGCATAGCAATTAAAAATGATATTGCTTTAACTTCTTCTAGTGTATATTTAAGCTCATTAAGTGTTTTTCTCAACACATCAAGATTGTTATTCTTTAATAATTTAGCCAGCAAAACAACATAGTCATATTCATTACTCCCTAATTTAACTATTTCTTTAAGGTCAACTGAAAAACCTTTAAAGATATAAGAAAAGAGACCATATTTAGCTAGCATTTGTAGAAATGCTTGTTGTGATTTTGCTGATTTAATACCCTTGATGAATTCATCACGAATACGCTCACCAGATACACCATCAAGACTAGCATCTTTCTGTAATGCAGCATCTGTAGCTGGGTCAAGTTGATTACCGAAACGACCTGCAAATCTTATTGCTCTCAGAATACGTAAACGGTCTTCACCAAATCTATCTTCTGGTGTACCAACAGTTCTAACAATACCGTTTTTTAAATCTTCCATACCCCCAACAAGGTCAACTATCTCTTGTGTATCTATATCATAGAATAACGCATTGATGGTAAGGTCACGTCTTTTAACATCACCTTCAATATCCGTAAAACTAACAGCATCTGGCCTACGGCCACCTGAGATTTTTTTGATGTACGCATCAAATTCAGTTGAAAATGATTCTTTAGCTATTTGTTCCCATTTTTCCATTTTTATTTATTTTAACTGATTCCTAAACTGTCTCCAATTCTTTTCAAAATATTCATCAGCCTTAGCATATTCCCAAGAAGAATTAATGAAATTTGTTCTATGTATAATGTCCCAATTTATACAATCAAAATTAAACAAAAAGTCGCTATTTCGTTAATAAGCTAATAAATTCTTCGTATTTCCCGTTATTCAAGGATTTTAAGTAATCCTTGAACCCCTCCAAATCAATATTTGCTTGATACTCATCAGAGCGTAATGTTGCGATTTCATGTTCACCTTCGCTAGTAAAAACATTGATTACACCGAATGCTTTTCCAGTTGCGATGGTACGTAGGCCAGCTGCTTTCATCATAGCTTCAACATTGTCTGGCACAGCGTCTGTCGCTAAATCATAATCTTTAATTGTTTTATTTAATAAGAAATCTCTTATCGCCCCACCAACAACATACAATTTAAAACCATTCTTTTTAAAGATGTCTTTTATTTGTTGAATATCGTCTGGAATAGTCAAGTTGAATTTGATGCGTTCCTCACGTATCAATCCTTCTCGTAGAATGTCTTTTATCTGTGTTTTCATTAGTATTCGTTTTTTGGTGGCTCCTGTGAGATTCGAACTCACGCCTTTCAAATTTAGAGATTGACATGCTACCGCTAACACCAAGGAGTCATTTGAGGTCGAGGGTTGTAGCGAACAACCGTATCGGTCTTTGCGAGACCGCACCTAAGCTCTCAGTCACTCGACCATATAAACAAAACAGAGGTCATCCAGTATACAACGTGCGGCTCACCAGATGCATCATGGGGTTGTTCGTTTGCGTTTTACTTATTTTGTTTACAATACAAAGGTACAAAACTTTTTTGAAACTTACAAATTATTTGTAAAGAATTTTTCCAAATCTCAAAACTTTTTCTTTGAACCCTTCAATCGTACCATTATTTTCAATTATAATATCAGCACAAGTTTTGTCAATATTAAAAGAACTCGCTGGTTCCAGAGGAAGTCTTTCAGAAGCATCAATCCATATGATAATGTCAAATAAACCTTGTCTGATACATTCATCAATCTCTTCTCTATCACGCATTCCAACATAACAATCAGAATTCTTTAGGATTTCTTTTGCTAATTTGGCTCTGTCATCTTTGTTATAGTCACAAATCATTTGTTTCCATTCAGCCCTGTGATTAACACGGTCTTCAAAACATTCTTTTGGTGTTTTGTAACCATACTTGTCTTTAAGAGCATTATATAAAAAAATATCAGCAGATGCTTGTGATGATGATTGATATTTTAACCCAAATTCTTTGTTTAGAATTTCAGCAAACGTATCTTTTGCGTGTCTAGCGTGTCCAAGGATTAAAAGTTTTTTATTCATAATGCAAAGGTACTAAAAGATTTTGAATTATACAACAAAAAAAGCCTCTTTTGAGGCTTTTTTAATAAGTTCAGAATGGGCTTGTTTTCTTTTTCTTATGAATAAATTTTTATTTGCTGAATCCATTCTTTTTGGTTGCGAGTGTTGGAATCGAACCAACTATCTTCGGGTTATGAGCCCGATGAGTTACCATTTCTCCGACTCACAATGTCGTGTAATCTAGTACAGAGAAAAGGACTTGAACCTCCATTTCCGCCTCAAACGTGCAGCGTCCTAACTTAGACGACCTCTGTATTTTGCTTCGGTTACTAACCGAAGACTTGTTCCGAACGATGCCTCGCTCAGAGTTGGTAGCAGAGGAAGGAATCGAACCCCCGACCTCAAGGTTATGAGCCTTGCGAGCTGCCACTGCTCTACTCCGCAATGTTGTAGGGAAGAAGGGCCTTGAACCCTTATTTCCGTCCCTAAAAATTGACGGCGACTTTATTAGTCGACTTTTTAGTCCACTTCCCTATATTATCCCAAGATGGCTGTTCGGTTTTTATTTTATAGGCCTTCCGTTTACCTAGCAGTTATTTTTACATGACCTCCGTCATGAAGTATTTTTTAACATAGCCTTACACCATGGTTGTTTTAATTTTGTGAACTACCCACCCACAGCAAAGCTGATGGGATGGGCTTCGGAGGTCATAGACTTGCCTAATGGCAACGCCTTACTCCGTTTTTGTTTTATATCCGACTCAATTCCTGAACCAGATAGTATTCGTGAGTATATCCCACCCACGTAAAAACGATGAATGGGGTTTACGCTCCGTTTGATAAAAGACCAACATACTTTTACCGTTGTCTATTGTTTTTTAGTTCTTTTGCAGAACCCATCTTTTTGGATGATTTTATATTTTAAAGAACGTTGTTTAAATACATATACAAAGGTACTAAAAAAAATTGCTTTTGTCAAGTTTTTTTAAACTTTTTTTTTATTTTTTATTTTAATTGATGAGGGGTTTCATTTATAATGACAAAAATACCTTGTTTGCCATCCAAGGTATGAACTACATTCAAAACTATATAATACAAATTATTAAAGAATACATATTCATCTCTTCTTGGTAAGACCAAAAGTTTTACATTTTTTTTAACAATGTTCCATTTACTATCTAATAATGTGACTTTATATTTTGTACTAAACATAAGCAAAGGTACTAAAAAATTTTATAAAAAGCAAGTATTTATGTGTAAATAACAAACCCTAAAAACCAAAAACTATGAACACTGTATCAAACGGATGTGGTTGTGGCAAACCAAAAGGTGGCCAAACTACAACAACTACAACACCACCAACTCCAAGACCCAACAAATAAGTCTTTTAGAGTAACATAAAAAAGGGCTTGATAGCCCTTTTTTATGTTACTGACTTATCTTCTGGCGTATTGATTGATTTATCTTTTAAATCATTTGTTTTAATTGCATGATAAGTTGTCATGCCAAATAATGCGGCAATAAATGAATAATCAATTGTCAACACTAATTCTAATTGACTAAAATTACCAAGCGTTATCCATTTAATATGAATGATAACAACCATAACAGTTATAGCAAAAGCTGTTAATTTTCTTGAACTATAACCTTTTTCGTTATTTTTAAAGCTATCAATTATATTGTCAATAATTTCTTTCATTATTTATTGTCTACTGTTACTGTTGAATTAATTGAATCACCTTTTTTATTAGCAAATTGTTCTGAGGCTGTAAAACCTAAACCACCAATAACAATCCATTTCATTGAATCGTAAACCATGCTGTCAATTTGTTTACCCCAAAATAAATTAGCTATAAAACCAATACACATCATTAAAAATGCAAGTAAAGTTACTAATCGTTTACTTGATACATCACCATTTGAAGATAGACATTTACTAAAAAATTCTCTCATAGTATTTATTTTATTATAAATATATTAGAGTTAAATAATTTCAATAAATATATCTTTTGGTGCAGTATTATTACCTCCAAAATAAGGCCATAAACGGTACCCCAAATATTTATTTTTTAATACAGGTTGTATTACTTGTTTTAAAACGTAATCTTTATCTAATACTGTAAAAATAGCTTTTCCATCTTTTAACTTGATAATAAATTTATACGGTTTATTTGTTTCAACCACGCAAATTTCATCAATAATTCTTTTAGTATTTACGTATGAATAAGCATATATGTGTATCTTATTATCTAATACATTCCATCCAAATCTATATGAATTAACATGATGTTGACCAATAGAAAAACCAAAAAGTTTATTTACATCAAATTTATGTTTTGTCTCATCATTGTATATGGTTGAATCAGTGAATGTACAATAATGTGACATTTTATCACTACTATGAAAGAAATTAAAAAATTTATATAAATAACCATTGCTATAATGGTTACCCTTTTTAATTTTAAAAATCATCTTGTGATACCTTTTTTCTTATCATCCCAATATTGATAAAAACCCTTATAGGAAATTACGCCACATATTGCTAGAGGAAAAAGTGCTAATAATGCAGGACCTTTTATTAAAAGACCAATTATAAGTACTAATGCTACAACAAAAGCTAAAATATAACCGCTTTTAAATTGTAATTTAAACCAATTTTTAAATGTTTGGTTTTCTTTTTTTGTTAAATCAGTGCTGATAGAATCATTTCTTTTTGTTTGTTCCATAATATTTTTTTAATAATAAATATCATAAAAAAAAACAAAAATTTACCATAAAAGTTAACCCCCGACAAAGCGACTTGCCGAGGGTTGTTTATTTCTTATCCTAGTGGTGAGAAGCGGACAAGAATCGGGTGAAAATATTAAGTATCTTTATGAGTTAAACCTCTTTTTATTTTACTAATTGTTTCTTGTTTAACGTTAAACATTTTACCTATCTTACTTTGAGATAACTCATTTTTATACATTAATTCTTTAATATAAAGAACGTCATCATTAGTTAATTTACTATTTTTAACTAACTCACCTTTTATGTTAGTGAATCTACCATTAAACCACCCTTCGTTTAGGTAGGTGTTAAGGTCTTCTTTTTTAATTTTTTTATTGGTACCTTCTTTGGTTATCCAACATGTGCCATATTGAGAGTTTGAAACCCCAGTTCTTAATTTAGCTTTTTCACTCATTTTTTGTTTAGCATCTTCAGAATGTTGTTTACCTTCAAAAGTATTATAATCATGGTTACCAGATGCTAAATAATTTATTAAATTTTTAGTTGTTTTATCACTGAATTTTTTTCTAAATTCTAAATTTGTTTCTAATTTTTCCTTAAAAGCTTTATTACCAGCCTTTGAACCAGCTAATTGAAACTTACTAAAATGTTTTTCATCAAAAAAACCACCACCTTCACCACCAACAACTAAATTCATACACAGTCCCTCAGAAATTAATTCTTTAGTGACAATCTCTTTTTCTCTTTTTTTCAATTCGTCTCTAGTATCAAAATACTCTAGTATCTCTTTAGTATGGTTTTCTTTGCCATGATAATTTACACTATACCAAAGTCGCTTTCCACTACCAAAATAACCATCATTAAGGTTATCTGTACTATGCATCCCAATATAAAATCTATTTGTTATCTTACATGTTATCTTATAAATGTAATGATATTTTCTTTTTTCTGCTCTTGCCATAATTTATAATCTATTATAAATATACAACAAGGTGCAAAAAAGTTTACGGTGGAGTTTAGGGGAATTGAACCCCTGTGTTGAATATTCTTCAAAAGTTTTCTACATGTTTAGCTACTATTTTTCTTCGTGTGCCAGAATATATCCTCGTTAACGAACAAGAATCAAACCGAATGGACTACCATCATGTAGTGGATTTTACCACCATTAGGTGAGTTATCACCATCATCAGTATTAGGCTACTGCAAGCTCTCCAGCAAAGCTACATGTAGCTTCGTCAAGGAAATTTTCCGATACAACGAATGTATTGTCAATTCAAATTTTAATAGTCAGATTTAAGTGCTTCCAATCTAGCACTACATGCTTACCAATTACGACTATACCCAGTCAATACCTTGTAAACCCCATAAATTTAAGAACGTCTGTAAGCTATAAATATGTGGATTTCTTAAAAAATCTCATTTTTTATTAACTTATACAAAGGTACTACATTTTTTAATAAAATGCAAGTACTTTTAAGAATTTATTTTTTTTTTTCTTGAAAAGAAGATGGCAACACATATTTGTTGAGCTTCAACACCTTGGTTAATATAATAAATATTGACCCACCTGGAAGGAGCGTGACACCAACAATACCTAATGTTTTAAGAACATCTTTAAATTGTTCACCTATCTGTTCTTTTTGTTGTGGTGTCAGCTCAGTCCCATTTTGTATTGAATTAACTAAGAGTTTGTAAGCTTCTTTGGTTTCTTCAGTTTCTTGGCCAATTTTTTCAATAAAATCTTTTGCTGAGTATTTTATTTTTTTGTACAAGCCATTTATATCAGACATTATTTCTTGCCTTTGGCTTTTTTGTTGGTTATGATATCGTCAATGATTCCGTAAGCCTTGGCTTCTTCAGCATTCAACCACTTATCACG